CTGGACACGCCGATTGCGGAACTGGCCGGCGCCACGCCGCGCCAGGTGCTGGTCAAGCGGTACACGGCGGTGCAGGATGCTTGAGCAACTGCGCAAAAAGGTAACTGAGTTGGAACTGGGCATGCAGGAGTTGCAGCGCGAGCGGCGAAAAATCGACAACGCCATCGCCGTGCAGCAGGGGGCATTGGCGTTTGCGAAGGAGTTGGTGGCGGAGTTGGAGGCGGCACAGGCCCCGGCCGTCACCGTCGCACCGGCAGAAGCCGAGGCGGAGCCGAGGTGGTGCAACGGTTGCACCACCTCAGCCAGCTCAGAGCGCTCAGCCGATCATTGACGCTGTGACGGTGGGCGGCCAGTGGGCAGAGGCACTCACTGAGGCGCTCACCACTGGTGAGACGACGATCAAAGAGGTTTACGCGCTGCTGCGAACGTTGGCACGAAGCAAGCCAGGGCAGCGGCCACCTGAGTGGCATGAGGTTGAGGCAGTGGCGCTCGCCTACAGAGAACGGGGCCACAAGTACCGAACCCAAACGGCTTTTGCCAAAACGGTAGGGTGTAGCCTGGCTACCCTGCACCGATACCTAGACGTATATGAGGCAACTACCGGCCAGCGGCTGCGCCCTGGGCAAGGGCGAGCCAAGCGCCGATCAAATTGAGAAAACTTGAGAAAGTTGAGGGTTTAACATGCAGTACAGTGAATCGTTACACAGAATCGCTTTGAGGGGGTGCAGATGGCAGCCAAAAGCAGGTTTGTAGGTGTGCGGCTTGAGCCTGATCAGCAGCGTAAGCTGATCGTGTTGAGCCTGGCGGCAGGTGAGCCAGGCAACATGAGTGCAGCGCTGAGAATGCTGGTGGATCGGGCGGCTGTGCCAAACACTGCGGCAGATGCAGCTGGCCTGGGCCAGCTCACCGGCAACGAGCAGCCAGAGAGAGAGGTGCAGTATGCCTGAGAAAGCAAATGCCACCAGCGGGCAACTGGTGGCAAGCAGGACGGTGAGCACGAATGGCAACGGCGCTCACGCACATGATAGCACAGTCTGGGCTGCTGGTGATCATGCAATTTGGCGCAATGCGGATCACGATCTGCCGGTGGTGATCGCTGGATTGGCGGGCGAACATGCGGGTGTGCGGTATTACAGCGTGGAGGGCAGCAGCACCGGCATACCAGAACACGAGCTGCTGCGAGAGCAGGCGGCCAGCGTGCTGGGCGCTGCGAACAGTAATCGAACCCAACTTGATGATCTACGCGCCCTGGCTGAGGCGGCCAGATTAGAGCCACCGGCAAACGAGACAGCAACACCCAAGAGTGATGAGCATACAGAGTATTTGCTGCGCGCTGGCCTGAGTGACGAGGGCAACGCGCAGTGTGTGACGCGCCTGTATGCTGGCCAGTTCCTGCACAGTGAGGCGCTGGGGTGGCTCGCCTACACTGGCACCCATTGGGCCACTGATGGCGCTGAGGCTCGCCTGGATCGCGCTATCGTTGACACCCTGCTTGCCCGTATCAGGGCCACCTGGCAGCACTCAGCCGACGATGACGACGACGGCGACGATTCTTTTGAGCGCCGGCTGCGTGCGTTTTGTAACCCGAACAAAGGCAGGGTAGAGGGCGCAAAGCACCTGCTGCGTAGCCTGGTGCATGTTGAGCCGGCAGAGTTTGACGCTGAGCCGGATATGCTCAACTGCCGAAACGGTGTGCTTGATCTGCGCTCAGGCAAGCTGATCGCCCATGAGCCTGCTCAGCGTTTCATGCACTGCACCTCTGCGGACTACCGGCCAGCGGCTGATCCTGCCACCTGGGTGCAGTGGCTCACGCAGACGGTGGGCAGCGCTGATATGGCTGACTGGTTACAGCTCGCCGTAGGGTACTCACTCACCGGTCATACCCGCGAAGAGATACTCTTCTACTTGTTTGGCCCACCACGAAGCGGCAAGGGCGCATTTACAGAGACGCTGGTGGCCCTGCTTGGCTCACCTCTGGCCAAAGATATCAACTTTGCCACCTTCACGGCCCAGCGCACAGGCGATACTCAAAACTTCGATCTGGCACCTCTCAAGCCTTGCCGGATGGTAGCGGCCAGCGAGAGCAACACCTACGAACGTTTCAACGAAGCAAAGGTCAAAGCTATCACTGGTGGCAATGAAATTTACTGCGCGCACAAGCACCGCGCGCATTTCAACTACCGGCCACAGTTCAAGGTGTGGCTGGCCAGTAACCAGCCTGTGAACGCCGATCCTGATGATGATGCGGTATGGGGCAGGATCAGGCTGATCGAGTTCCCATACAGCCACCTGGGTGCAGAGGATAAGCTGCTCAAGGATCGCCTACGTTCCAAAGAGATGCTAGAGGGCCTGCTGGCCTGGGCGGTACAGGGGGCCATGCGGTGGTATGCCCTGGGTGGCAAGGGCCTGGGCGAGCCACCTAGCAGCCAGGCGCTCAAGCATGAGCAGCGAGAGACGCTTGACGCTGTGGGCATGTGGCGCGAAGAGCGGTGCACGCTTGGCGAGCATCATTTCAGCGCCGGCAGCCAGCTCTATCAGGACTACGAAAAGTGGTGCAAAGAGAACGGGGTAGAGCCGAAGAAACAGAAAGGCTTTGCCACTGCGCTGCAACGCAAGGGGCATAAAGCAGATCGTGCCACAGTGGACGGCAAGCAGGCGCGCGGGTTCTATGGGCTGAAATTAGACACATAGACAGTTCAAGACGCAACTTTTTATATATTCCCTATATGAGTTCTCTATATGGAATAACTTATATGTAGTGTCTTGATCTGTCTATCTGTCTAATGACGAGTGTAACCGTATGGCACAGACAAAAGAGAGGCTCTCTCAAGATCAAATAGATGCAGCCAAGCGCGTGAGCGTGCTGAGCCTGGCTGAGCGGCATAGTGAGCTGCGCAGAGAGGGCGCTGGTGAGTTTGCTGGCCCATGCCCAAAGTGTGGCGGCTCTGATCGCTTTCACGTCAATGAGCGTGAGGGTTGGTGGTTTTGCCGGCAGTGCCACACGAAGAGAGGCGACGGGATCGAGCTGCTACGCTGGCTCACACCTGGCCTGGGCTTTGCTGAGGCAGTGGCCCAGCTCACTGGCAGCGGGGTGCTGCCGGCCAGCTCGCCGGCCACCAGGCGGCAGCCACAGCGCCGGCCACCGGCTGCTCAGCCAGCAGACTGGCGCAAGAGCACTGAGGCGCTGGTGGCGGCTGCCCATGAGCGGCTATGGGGCCACCAGGGTGAGGCGGCCAGGGCCTACCTTGAGAGCAGAGGGCTGCACTCAGGCACCTGGCTCACCTATGGGCTTGGTTTTCGGACTGATGCACCACTGCCAGGCACAGCCAGCAAGCAGCGAGCGCCGGCCATTGTGCTGCCCTGGCGCTCAAAGACGCTGGGTGTATATGCCGTGCGGTACAGGTTTCTCAGCGAGCAGCGATACACCGATCTGGACGGGAAAGAGCGCGCTGAGAAACTGGTAGCAGAGACAGGCAGCCAGTTTGCAGGGCGGCTCTTTGGGGGCCAGGCGCTGCCTGAGTTCGTGTTTATGCCTGTCTCTGAGGGCCAGCAGCCGGCTGAGGCACTGCGCTGGCTGCTGGTGATCGAGGGCGAGATCAACTGCATGAGCTGCCAGCAGGTGGCCCATGAGACTGGCTTGGATGTTATGAGCCTGGGTAGTGAGAGCGCTCACCTCTCGCCAATGGCGGTGCAGTTTGCCCAGCGATATGGGCGAGTGCTGGTGTGGGCAGACAAGGGCAAGATCGCACAGCAGCTCATGCAGGCGCTGCCTGGTGCATACGGCATACGCTCACCTGGGGGCCAGGATGCAAACGATCTGCTGCGAGCTGGCAAGCTGGGCGGGTTCCTGGCGTATATGCGTATGGAAGCAGCCGGAGATGTGAGCGAGCTTGAGCGGTTGCTGTGGGCGCTGTGGGACGGTGCAGACACGCTCGCCGGCCTGGACAGTGGCAGCGCTCAGGTGGCCATGAGCCTGGCTGAGCGCCTGGGCAAGCAGGTGAGACTGGTAGAGGTAGAGCCAGAGCGCTGGGTTGCGGGTGAGAGTATTGAGCGGGTGTGGCAGCCGGCAGCGCCAGGGCCAGAGCCTGAGCCTGAGCGCCAGCAGCCTGTCAAGCCACCTCTACCAGAGAGCATGTGGGCGAGTGGGATCGCCACCTATGAGGATGCTTGGGAGCTGTGGCGGCTCGCCACCAAGCAGCATGCTGCTGCCCTGGGCAGAGGCACTGCCGGCTATTACGTGGCTGCACCTGGGGTGCAGTTATGAGGGGAGATATGAGCCAGATCGCACTTTTGAGCCAAGTACCAGCGGCCACCATAGACATGAGCCAGTTCTCACCCTTGAGCGAAGTGCCAGCAGCCACCTTGCCGGCCACCTCTGTGGCCACCCTGCCAGCAAAGCGCCACTTTGACGCTGGGGATAGCAGCGAATGGTACACGCCGGCTGAGTATATTGAGGCAGCCAGGGCTGCAATGGGCGGCATCGATCTTGATCCTGCCTCATGCGAGTTTGCCAACCAGGTGGTGGCGGCTGCCAGGTACTTTGACAGGGCCACAGATGGCTTGGGGCAGCAGTGGCGTGGGCGGGTGTGGCTGAATCCGCCATACAGCGATCATAAGGGCCAGGCCGCACGGTGGGCAGCCAAGCTGCTGCATGAGTACAAGAGCGGCAGGGTGAGCCAGGCGGTGCTGCTGGTGAACCTGAGCACTGCCTATCAGCCTATGCTGCAAGAGGTGGCAAAGGTGGCGCTTGTCTGCATGGTGGATAGGCGGATCAGGTTCTACGCGCCAGAGGGCGGCAAGCGGCGCTCACCTACACAAGCGAACGTGATCTATTACCTGGGCGAGCGCCGGCAGGCTTTCGCTGAGCACTTTACGCGCTTTGGCGTGGTGCTGGCCAGGTGTGAGGATTGAACACCATGACATTGAACATTCGACGCCAGGACAAGCCGCAGCTCAGCCGGCTGAGCATACTGCTCTATGGGCAGCCGAAGATCGGCAAGACAACGCTCTGTGCTGGCCTGCCTGCACCTCTCTTTCTGGCGTGCGAGCCTGGCGGCTGTGACTACCTGAGCGGGGTAGACGTGGCAGACGTGAGCAGCCTTGCTGAGCTGACAGCAGCGGCTCAGCAGCTCAGCAAGAGCGCTGGCCAGCACAAAACGGTAGTGATCGACGGTATCACCTGGCTTGCAAACCAGACAGCGGCTCAGGTTGCCAAGCAGCAGAAAGACGCTCGCCAGGCATACCGGCAGGTAACAGAGGCGATCAGCCTGGCGGTGAGCAGTATGCTGGCTGCCGGCCTGAGCGTGGTAGCCACCGGCCACAGCCGATCTATCACCCTGGAAGATGGGAAGATCGAGACGCGGCCAGATGTAAATGAGGCGCTTTCAGACGATCTGGCAGGGCTTTTCTCGCTTGTGCTGTATGCCCACATCGGCAAAGATGGGCAGCCGGCCATGCTCACCAAGCCAGTGGACACAGACAAGCGCCGCGTGGTGGCGGGTGATCGTAGCGGCAAGCTGCCCAAGCTTATGCCTCTCTCGGCGCAAGCGCTGCTTGCCGGCCTGGGCGCTGCCGGCTCGCCGGCTCAGCAGCCACCACAAGAGCGCCAGGTGGCCACCAATGGCCAGACAGCAGCAGCCACCAGGCAGCCTGCTACTGTGGGCATGAGTGAGGGCGAGGCGGCTGCTCTGTGGCAGCATGGGGCTCAGAGCGCATGAGGTGGCAGGATATGGCGCAAAATGGCATACAGCGGCGCTTGTGGCGCTCAAAGAGCGCTCAGCGGCCACTGCCCCGTTAAGCGCTGGCACCCTGGGTGTGAGGCGGTAGGATGGCAGGCAACAGCAGCGGATCAGACAACCTGACAGCCAAGCAGCAGCGAGCGGTGAGGGTGCTGCTCACCTCTAAGAGCGTGGGTGAGGCTGCCCAGCTCGCTGGTGTGGGCGAGCGTACCCTGTTTCGCTGGCTCACCGAGCCACCTTTCAAGGCAGCCTTGAGCGTGGCTGAGGGCGAGCTGCTTGACGTGGCCACCAGGCGGCTGCTGGGCCTGCAAGACAAGGCTATAGAGACATTTGAGAATGTGTTGAAAGATGAGGAAGCCACCCAAGTGGTAAGGCTCAGAGCGGCTCAGGCGGTGCTTGACTACCTGCTGAAACTGCGTGAGCTGCGCAATGTAGAGCAGCGGCTCACAGCGCTTGAGCAGGCATATGCAGAGCAGCAGCAGGGCGAGCGTAACACCCGATATGCAGCGGCTGCCAAGCCACTGGATGACGAATGAGCGGCATGAGCTGGCCCACCTGGTGGCCACCAGCAGCGCGCTGCCGGCCTGGGTGTGGGTGCAGCACTTGAGGTGCTTGAGTGGGGGGCTGAGGGGGTAGGGCATGCTCTATCTCTACAACCTCAAGAGCGTAGACCGGCGGCGGAACAGCGTAAACGTACACGGCAGTTTCAGAGTAAAAGTGCGTAGACAAAATGCAGCGCAACACAGTAGCCAGGCGCTTGAGAGCGCTTGAGGCGGCAGCAGAGCGAGCGGCTGAGGGCCCGGGCAATGATGGCGAGGTGTGCCTGATCGTGCAGAGTGAGGCTGAGATAACACCGGCTCACCTGGCAAAGTCTGCGCGGCTGGGTACGCCGATCATTATCATGGGGTACTGGCCAGGGGGTGCGTGAGCAGCGATGGTGAATAGCAGAGAGCTTGATCGCCGGCTCAGGGTGCTTGAGGCGCATGCTGCCAGGCACGAAGAGCAGAGCCAGTGGCTCACTCTGGCTCAGTGGTATCGCTGGTTACGGACTGGTGAGCAGCCGGCCAGCGAGCTGGCCAGGATGCAGATCGCCGTATGCGCAGAGCGCCGGCAGCAGGTAGAGGATATGCTGGCCATGATAGGTGATCTGGATATATCCGACGATGAGAGCGAGCTTGGATCGACGCTTGAGAGCGCTTGAGATGCTGCCGGCAGTCAGGCTGCCAGGTGGCGAGCGGTGGCGGCCTGGCCAGTTCACACCAGAGCAGGCGCTTGAGGTGGCTGATATTCTGGCGGCAGCCGGTGCACTTGAGGCTGTGCTGGCTGCCAGGTTAGATGAGGCATATGAGCAGGCAGACGGTACTGAGGCGCTTGCAGGCGCTTGAGAGCGCCGGCCACCAGGTGGCGGCCACCACGGTGGTGATCTACAACAGCGAGAGCGGCGAGCCTCTGACACTCATAGACAAGGGCAGCAGGGTGCAGATATGGCTGCCTCACAATGGGCGAGAGGTGCTGCATGGCCAAAGACTTGGATCGCCGGCTGAAAGCGCTTGAGCGCCAGGTGGCCACCAGCGGCAGTGAGGCTGAGTTTGAGCGGCTGCTGGCCCTGGCCAGAGTTGGGCAACTTGGCAGCGCCGATCTGTCACGCATGACGGATCAGCAGGTGTGGGCGCTTGTGTGTGCTGAGCCTCTGCCACTGCGAGAGGGTGAGGTGCTTGAGCCTGAGAGGTGAGCCATGCGGCAGATCGCGAGGCGGTTGCAGGCGCTTGAGCGGGTGGCCCACCACCGGCCACTGCTGGGGTTGCGCGTTTATTCTCAGAGTGTAGATGATCCTGACACCTACTATCTGAGCGCAGGCGGCCAGCAGCGTGGTGAGCCATGCACCCGCGCTGAGATAGACGCTCTGAGCGCTGCTGGGTGGCAGTGCCTGGTGATCTGCTACGCAACAGACGATCCTGAGGCTCTGCGGCTCACCTGGGGTGAGGGCGAGCCTGAGCCTGAGAGTTGAGCCAGGCAGATCAGGCAGCGAAAATGGTTGCAAAAGTGCGCTGATCGGTGGGGGAATTTCCACCAGAATGGCGTATAAACAGCGTTTTTTGTGTCGCGTACGGCCAGGCTCTGCGGCTCAGGCGCTGCCGGCCACCAGGTGGCCAGGCGGTGAGTTGGTGAGCCTGGCTCAGGTGTGAGGCACTGCCAGGGCTGCCGGCCTGGGGTAAGGGGCATGCAATTCTCTACAGCCTCAAGAGTGTAGACCGGCTGCGAAGCGAAACGCGCACACCCGCGAAATAGAGCAGGGGGGGGTGTAAATGCCCACAAAGCCACCAGCAGCCTGCCGGCAGCCTGGGTGCAGCGGCCTGGTGAGGGGTGGGGTTTGTTCTGTCTGTGGGTCACAGCGAGCGCAGAGCCAGGCTGCTCACGATAGTAGGCGCGGCACTGCTGCTCAGCGCGGCTATGATGGGCGCTGGCAGCGCTTGAGGCTGGTGCACCTGGCTGCTCACCCACTCTGTGCAATGTGCCTGGCTGCCGGCAGGGTAACAGCGGCCACCCTGGTGGATCACATTCTGCCGGTGAGAGACGGTGGCGAGCTGCTGAGTGAGGCAAACTTGCAGAGCCTCTGCACGGAGTGCCATGCAAGCAAGACAGCAGACGATCTGGCCAGGCGCAAAGCAGCCAGGGCCTGAGCAAAGAGAGGGCCACCAGTTTAGCGTTGGTGGCTTTGTGTTTCCTGGGAAACTGCCGGCAGTGCAAAACGTAACACTGGCCAGTGTTACAAAACGCATGATACAAAGTAGCCTAAAAGCTGCGCAGTACCGATAACGAGTGCTGCCCTGCCTCTGTGTACTCTTGCCAGTAGGCGATCCTATCCTCTCTGACAGTGATCTTGTGGGCGGTGGCCAGCTCTCTCAGGGCGGTGGCTGCACCAAAGTCTAGCTCTGCCTGATACCTGCCGATCTTCTCTTCAAGGTAAGTGTGGCTCACCTCTGCGCTGTATACCTGGGCAGGGCGGCGGCGGCGGCGGTAAGCCTCTTGCTTGCATGCGTCTGAGCAATACTGGCGCATGCGCCCTATCCCATCCTGCTGGATCGAATGGCCACACACCACACACCGGCTCACTGTCTCTCTCTTCTCAGGCATGCTGCACCTCTCTTTGCTGGTAGAGCCTGGCCCAGCTCGCCGGCCACCTGGTGGGCAGCCTGGTGGCGAGCTGAGCGCCGGCTGGTGGCCTAGATGCTCAGATACAGGCTGCTGCTCTCGCCAGGGCGAGCGTGCAGGTAACGGCTGGTAGTGTCTAGGCTCTCATGGCCCAGCGTATCTCTCACCAGGGTGATCGGCGCATTGCGATCAATGGCGTGGCTCGCGTGGCTGTGCCTGAGCCAGTGGGGTGAGACATTGCCAGCTATGCCGGCTCGCTTGGCTGCCTGGCGCACAATGCGCCACACTTGGCTCTGATCGAGGTGGCCACCCTTGTGGCTGAGGAAAACAGGATCATTTATGCCGGCAGAGCCTCTCAGTGAGAGCAGCGCTTTGTACGTCTGCTCGCTGAGCACCACCACCCTGGTTTTGTTGCGCTTTCCGAAGAGCGTAACCTGGCCACCCTTCTGGTTGGGCTGCACGTCGCGCCACTTGAGGGCGCATAGCTCGCTGACGCGGGCAGCGCTGGCATAGAGCACTTGCAGCAGCACCCTGTCACGCTGATCGCCGGTGAGGGCGATCATGGCGTGCACCTGGCTTTCTGACAGTATGCGCTCTGCGAGAGTGTCTTTGGCTGCCGGCAGCTTGTGGGCTGCACCGACATTGAAAGGCAGGTAGCCAATACGCTGGCCAAACGCAAGCAGGCTCTTGACGCTGGCCAGGTGGCGGCGCTTGCTGTTGGCGCTCAGTGAGCTGAGGCTATCTGCATAGCTCTGCAAGTCTCCGAGCGTGACGTTTGCCAGCGGCTTGCCACCGGCAAACTGTTGGAAGCGTGCCAGATCGTCTGCATAGGCGCTCTGCGTTTCGGCGCTCTTGTCATGCAGCCACAGGGCCACAAGCTGATCGTCTGTTTTGGCCTGGGCCTGCATTACGGCTGCCTGGTGGCGGGTGGTGATGGCTGTAGACATAGGTTTGTGCCTTTCGTGCCATGCAAGTTAATCAGAATTACCTTGCATTATTATAACGCATTACTGCGCATTATGCAAGGTGTTTAACGCGATGAATAACGCATTGCGTTGCGCCCAAGTATAGAGTGTGCTATGCTGTGCAGTGAGTTTATGGGATGTACAAGGCGCATTGATGCGCATTAGAGGCTGAGCATGGAAGAGACGATACGGATCAACCTGGTGGTGGCTGCTGACGTGCCAGACAAGCTCACTGAGCTGGCTGGTGGTGAGCGCAAACGCGGCGAGTTTCTCACCGGCCTGGTGAGGGCGGTGTATGCCGGTGAGCGAGAGGCAACGGCAGGCACCGATCTTGAGCACCTCAGGCTCACAGTAACCGGCCTGGCTGCCAAGAGTATGGCGCTTGAGAGCCGGCTGCTCACGGTAGAGCGACAACTGGCAGCAATGATCGCAGAGCGGTAGTAACCTGGCACCAGGCAGAGAGAGTGTGGCCCAGCATGGCCCATGTGCTGTATGTCGATCTGAGCGCCAAAGTAGAACACTGGACAAAGGCAAGCGCAGTGGCAGCAGCCAATGATCATTGTCGGGTGTACCTGGTGACTGGCAAGGTAAAGCAGCAAGCCAGGCGGCTGATCAGAGAGCTGCATGGCAGTAAGTCTGAGCAGTACAGGCTGCTGGCTGCCCTGGTTTACCTGGTGGTGCGAGATGATTTGCACCGGCTCACCCACATTGTGATCGATAAGGACTATGCCGGCCACCAGGCCGAGGCGACGATCAAAAACTTGCTGCTTACCCTGCTGCGCAGAGACAAGCCAAGCGCAACAGCCGGCATGGTGAGGTTTGCAGAGGTGAGAGGCAGCAGAGCGGATCGACTGGCTAAACTGGTGTATGACGGTGAGGCAGTGCCTGATCGGGCGGTGAGTTTCAGTGAGCTTGAGGTGCTGCTCAGAGGGTAACAGAAAAGCTGGGGAAGCCTCAGAAGAGGCATACTGCTGCACGCTCAGGCTTGCGCCTGCTACCCATAAGGGCACTCTGTGGCATGCAGCCACCCAGCTCACTACCCTAAGTGTAACACGGGCTGTCAAGCAGGGGAATAGGGGCGATGACGACAAAGGCAGAGGCTGAGAGCGCTGGTGAGGCGGTGGCCATTGCCAGGGCGGTTGTAGAGGGCCTGCTCACTGAGGAAGAGGCAGCGCAGTGGGTGGCGCGCATAGGCGAGCAGAGCGAAGAGTGGCGCGCGCAGATCGCCGCGCTGAGAGAGCGCCTGGCCATTGCCAGGCTGCTGCCATTGCGCCCACACTGAGCCGGCTCGCAACAGTAGGCGCTCACGTTTCATAAGAATAAGGGTGTAGAGGTGGCTAAGCGTACAGGTAAGCAGCAAGCAGGTAGGCTCACCAGTGTTGCCTATGGGCTTGACGGTGATCCTGATGCTGTGGCTATCGTGCAACGCATCTTCGCAGAATTCACCAGGCTCTATGCTCGCGCCACTCTCAGCGAAATTGCAGCCGGCCTGAATACTGATGAGGTGGCCACCCAACGCGGTGGCAGGTGGTATGCTGCCACCGTGCGCTATATCCTGGGCAATGCGGCATACGTGCCAGATGTGATCAGCGAAAGCACCTTTGCAGACGCACAAGCGCGCCTGCAAGCGCTGCGGCCAGGGCCACCCAAATGAGGCTTACTCGCTGGCTCTGCCACCGAAGATCGAGCGCCACCACTGTGGCGATCTGTAGCGTGAGGCTTTCACGCCGGCCAGCTCGCCCTGAGCTTTGCCAAGCTCAAGCGTGAGGCGCTGCACCTCAGCCTGTAGGGTGGCCACCTGCTCACCAGCGGCCACCTCACGGCGCTGGGCATCTTGCAAAAGGGCCTGAGCAGCCTGTAGGCGCTCAATAGGCACCAGGTAAGCGCCAGGATCAGCCTCTGCGCTCTCATTGCCGGTGTAACGGCCACCAGGGGCAGCCTGGCGCTGAGGCTCTGGTGGCTGCCAGTCAAACTGCTCAAGCTCACCGGCAGCCAAGCGCTCAAGCACCTGCTCATGTGTCTCGCTGGTTTGAGTGAGAGTGTAGACAAAGCGGATCACGCGCAGATCGCCGGTGGTAAATTTGCGCTCTTTGCCCTGCTCAGGGGTTGCCTCTGTGCTGAGGTGGCGAGCGTAGCGCTGGGTATAGGTGCGAATGATCGGCCTGCTTGCGCCTGTCAGATCGCTTGCCTCTTTGGTAGTGTACAGATGATCGTCTGCCATAGCCTTGAGCCTTGTGAGTGCCAGCGAAAGCGCCACCGATAGCACCGGCAGCGCTCACGGCTACTCAGGTGAGCGAGAGCCATGAGGTGCACTTAGAGCGCCTATCATTGCACTCAGGCGCTGTAGCGGTGTGGGGTGGCTGTTGCTTTGTTTAACAGAGGGTAGTATAATTCTGGCCAGACGATAGATCAAGCGAGCCTGCACAGTGCGTCAACACCATGCAGGCTCTTGCCCAAACTGCTCAGGTACAGCAGCAGGGCTGAGGGGTATCATACCCGATTGGCAGCGCAAGAGGCATGCTCTCGCATGGCCAGGCGCTCACCATACCTCAGACCTACAGCGAGCCTCAGCAGTTACCTGCTGGGGCTTTTTCGTTTCTGCCGGCAACTGACTGGCGACGCGGGTGTAGTTTTTCGGGGGTGGTATGGCCACAGTGAGACAGTATGCAGCCTGGGCTGAGCGGCGCATAGCGGCCACCGTAGTGGCTGAGGGTTTGCGCGTGGGCCTGCTGGGTGTGGTGCAAGGGCCACTGACGCTCACCTACAGAGTGAGGCTCTTGCAACCTCAGCCGGCAGCGCTCAGGCGGCTGCTGGCCCTGGGTGACGCGCTCGCCCAAGCACTACAGGTGCAGGCTGTGAGGCTGAGCCAGGCACCTGGTGCAGTGCTGATCGAGCTGCCATTGCCGGCAGAGGCACAGCGCACACCCACAGCCAGCGAGCTCGCCAGGCACAGCCAGGGCTTGCGGGTGTGCGTAGGCTATGACGCTCTCAGGCAGCCTGTACACGTCGATCTGCGGCAGCATGGCGCGCTCTTCTGGATCGGTCCTAGCAGGCGCGGCAAGACACAAAGCATGAAAAGCACCCTGTACGGCTTGGCGGCTGCCCAGCAGGGCGGCCAGCGGCTCAGGTATGCCATTCTCAGCCAGAAGCGTGCAGACTGGCAGGCTTTTGCACCGGCTGCCGGCTGCCTGGGCATTGTGAGCGATCCTGGTGAGGCGCTGCTGGTGCTGCGCTGGGCAGCCGCGCTGCTGCGCGATAGGGCAGCCTCTGGCACCTCAGGCGCGCACTATGTGATCGTCTGTGATGACCTATTGAACCTGCTTGCGGCTGAGCCAGACATAGCCGCGCCACTGGCTGAGCTGGCCAGCATGGGCGCTGGCCTGGGTGTGCACTTGCTGGCAGGCACCCAAGAGGCAGGCTCTAAGCGCGGCACTGGCGGTGCTGGGGTAGAGAACAACGCAACGGCGCGCATTCTCTATCGTAGCAGCTCAGCGGCAGCGGGGGCCAGGGCTGCCGGCCAGGGCGGTGCAGGGCTTGAGGCGCTCAGCTCTGCGCGGGGCGATGCTCTTTTTCTGGCAGACGGTGAGAGCATACGGGTGGCCACCGGCCTGGCAGACGACAGGGCAATCATGCTGCTGCCGACAGGTGGCGAGCGGTTGCGCTCACCCTGGGCAGCGGTGGCCACCACCGGCTCACAACCGGCTGCCACCACCGGCCACCAGTTGCAACCGGCACAACTGGCGGCGCTGCACCCTGCCGATCCTGCCAGCGGGGGCAGCGGTGAGGGGGGCGAGCTGCCACCAGTTGCAGCGGTTGAGCCGGTGGCAGCGGTTGCGGCTCGGCTATTTCCAATTCAGCGCCGGCCACCCACACCAGAAGAGGTAGCGGTGATCAAGCAGCTCGCCATGCAGGGCGAGAGCCTCAGCGCACTCTGCCGGCAGGTGTATGGCCACAAAGACGGTAAAGCTTTGGCCTGGGTGAAAGAGGCGCTGAGCGCTGAGGGCGCGGCAAGCGCGGTGAGCATTGATCTGAGCACTGAGGCAGGCAAGGCGGCAATGAGGGCGCTGCTGGCCAGCAAGCAGATCGACTGGCGCGCCACTGTGGATCAGCTTGAGCAAGAGCGGCTCAATTAGGTGGCAAGGTAGAGAGCCCGGGCAGTTTCTGAGGCTCACCAGGCTCTCTGCTCTGACATATCGCTGTAGGCAACGTCAAGAGCATGAGAAAGGATAACAAACATGGCAACGGCAACCAAGCAGGGCATGAGCCTGGCTGAGGGCCTGGCACTGGCAGAACGCCGGCTCAAGCGCCGGCAGCAGGCGATCAAGCGTGAGCTGGCTGAGCTTGCGGCTGAGGGCCTGGTGGTGACGGTGAGCACCAATGAGCTGCTACAACTTGAGCAGGCAGGGCTGGTGTATGAGTTCGCCACCGGCCTGGTGCAGGCAGGGCAGCCATGAGCGCTCAAGAGGCTCTTGTGGTGGTGGCTGCCCTGTCTGTGGGCAGCGTGCTGGGTGTGCTGGCCACCAGCTTGGCCCAGCGACTTGCAGAGAAAGGCAGGCGGCACAATGCGTAGCGTGATCAGCCTGGCGCTGCTGGCGCTGCTGGCGCTGTTGGCCTGGCAGGTGGGCAGCCGGCTCAGCACTGATGCGGTAGGCATGGGGGTGGGCCTGGTTTTTGGCGTTATGGCTGGCGTTCCAGTAGCACTGCTAATCTCGCTGGCTGGTGGCGCTGGCCGGCTGGGTGAGAGCCCGGATGACGCATACGCGCGAGGCTTTGCAGCGGGTGTGCAGGCGGAGCAATTGGAGATGCTTCGCCTTGGCACGAAGCCTGCATGGATGGTAGAGGCACAACCGTCTGATGGCTACAGAGCGGCTCACCGGCTTGCCCTGCCTGTGACTGAGCGGCGCTTTCTGATCGTGGATGAGGCAGACGAATGAGCAAAACGATACTCACCGGCCTGGTGGCAGCGCCAGTGCTGGCCATGTTCCTGGGGGTTGGGGTGCTGGCCATGCGCATAGGTGACACCTGGGATCAACGCAACACAGACGCATTGGTGACGGCGGTGGCCAGCATATGCGCCGGGGGCAGCGTGGTGATCGGGGTGCTGCTTGCCTTGATCGTGGGCGTGCCTCTGGCGCTCAGGGCCTATGCAGGCGGCGGCCTGGCTCGCCGTGCATGGCCAGAGCCACCGGCAGCGCAGTGGCGAGCGCTGCCACCTGGCCAGCAGCCAACCTGGGCTGAGCAGCCACCCATGCTCACCGACAAACAGCAGGGCCAGTGGCTCAGCCAGGGCGAGCAGTACGATCTGTGGGAAGAGCGCGCAGAAGATAGGTGGCAGTAGGGGGTGACGTAAGGTTACTTGTCGCTGTTGAACAGTTGTGCTAGAATGGCTGCAACTGAAAAGCAAAGAGCGCTCTGCAATTGGCTGGACACCTGGCAGAGCGCTCTTGCTACATGAATTTCTTTTCGTAGGCGAGTATACTGCCACGCGTCGCGCGTTACTGTCAAGCTGCCTACAAACGACGTTCCATGCTGCGAGAGCGCTCACCAGGTTGCCACCAGGCAACAGGGTGAGCGCTTTTTGTTGCCTCACTGGAAAGGTGAACTGAGGTGATCTGTGAACGATACCCTTGAGTATGTGCCAGGTGCACGCTGCCCTGTCTGCGGTAAGCAGGCTATCTGCGTGGTGGATCGTGCAGGCAACCTGCCAGTGACACTCTGTCTGCATTGCGATGCTCAGCAAATGATCGCAGATATGGGCCTGAGCCGGTGGCGGGTGTGGCAGATAAGTACACGTGCCTGGCTCGGCGCTTTGGTGGAAAGTGGCATGGCAGGCGCGCTGCTCGCGCTGGTTCTGGTGCTATGCCTCTTCGCGGCATCGATGCTGCCGGCAGAGCAAGAGACGCCGCGACAAATAGCAGGCTTGCTGGGCATAGCAGCAGCACTTACCAGCTTTCAGCTTTATGTTTTCCCTTTGGGGATGCGGTGGCGCAACAAAGCGTAACACTGGCCAGTGTTGCGAAACGGGATACGGCAGGCGGCGGCCTGGAGCGCTGCCTATGTGGATCGAACGGTTACGGTAGGCCAGGATGACTACAACGAAACACGACAGCGAGGAAGAGCAGCAGGGGGTAGCGCTGGCACACAAGCGCCGCGTTATAGTCAGGACGAACACCGATCATCCGCAGGCAGTGGATAAGGCAAGTGAGCCGGTGCTGCGCACAGAAGTAATAAGACTTGATCAGCTACAGGCCGAGCTTGATAGCAGGCTCAAGCTACCGGCTTGGCGGCAGACTGAAGTGGTGAAGCTTGATCAGCTGATCAATGTACCCATTGACCCACAGTTCTCACCGGAAGAATTACAGCGCCCGATGACGGCAGGCACAGCGTTTGGCCTATCGTCGGAAGAGCAGCACTGGATGCTCTCGCCGGCATTGACTGGCATAGGGCTGCATTTATCGTCGGAAGAGTGGCAGCGGCTGATCCTGGGTGGCACAACGTCTGGCCAGGCGCTCACGTCACTTGCTTTGGTGCAAGAGCAGCTCAGAGAGGCTGCAAAGCCGATCATACAGCTTGGTGAACAGGTTAGGGGCATAGCGCTCAATTTCACCACTGATATGTTGGAAATGAGCCGGCTGCATGCTGCGAACAGTGCCAGGGCGATGCTGGATGCTTTTGCACCTGTGGGCAGCACCAGAGCCATGATGGATACTTTTGAGGCCATAGAGAGCACCAGGGCAATGCTGGAGGCGATCATGCCGGTGGGCAGGCTGAGCCTGGGCGATCTAGAGGCAGATGCTGAGTGGCTGATCAGCCAGCAGGATCGGGCATGGTTGGTAGATGGACACATTATCACACCAGAGCTACCTGCTTTCTGGCAGTCAGGTGGTGCAACGGTTGCACCACCTC